ATACGCGTGATGTTTAGATCAGACTGCGTAGTAACACTGCCATCACCCGTGCGAACTACATGCTCAAGCAGGTCTATAGTATCGGCAGGGAGGGCATAAGTAGCAGTGTCTTGGACGAGGTTTAGCGTACCTTCCTCAATAGTCCACATGTTAATGCCACGGTTCTGCCACTCAATAGTCAGCAGGTTCATGGAACGACGAGCAGTACGCAGGTCATAACCAGAACGCATTTCTCTACCGGCACGTTCCCACGCTTCTTCCGCAATCTCGGTGAAGTCCATGTTAAACGCTGTAGTGCCAGAAGTTGCCATTATTTCTTCTTCCTTTTAAGCGGGGCTACACGCTTGGGTTTTCCTGCTGGTTGCCCTAGGCGCTTCTTCTGCGCTACTCGGGACTTCTTTTCTGCCGCTGTCATTTCACCAGAGGTCTTAGGCGTTTTACTGGAGACACGCTTTGTGGGCCTACAGTACGGGGTTCCCCGCTTCTCGCCTTCTTTGCGGCCACAGGCTTTGCCTGTACGGACATCTTTCCAGTCCTCTTTAAACCACCGCTTTAGGGCTTTGCCCTTCTCCGTCTTACGAACGGCCACTAGCTTTCTTCTTCCGGCATTTGGCTATAGCGCCCGAGGCGTACGCAGAAGGGAAGACTTTGTACGATGCCTTCACCTTGCGGTAACAATCATCTTTGACTGTACCACCTTTCTTAAACGTAACGGGCTTCATTTTGCCCATGCCTCGGCACTTCATCATACCATGCGACCCTTAGTGTGGCCTTTTATGCAGGCACCATCACCGCGAACACAACCGCCTTTCTTGTAGGCCGAGTTCTTAGTCATACCGCCCATCATCATCTTCTTAACGGGCATACCAGTCATACCGCCAGCCTTCATTCTCTTAGTATTACAACCAGCCATAATAGCACCTCATTCGGTTTGGTTTGGGTCGGTATTTTTACCGCCTTTGATACCAACTAGAGTGGGCTTTGGTTCGTCCAGTTCTTCTTCGTAGAAGCCCTCTAGCATAAATGCAAATTCTAAAACTTCTTCTGGAGTCCAACGCCCCTTAGAGTAACTCAGAACGGCTAATGAAACATCTACCATCGAGTACTCTAAGTCTTTCATTTGGTTACCATTTTACCTTATCCGCCCAGTAAGCTGCGCTCATTTTACCCTTGGCGATGTTCTTGCCGTGACGGGATTTAAACGATTTGCGCTTAGCTTTCATCTTAGCAGATTCGCCCGATTTGGGTTTACCCGCAGTAGACGCACCTTGCTCACCAAAACGAATGACTTTCTCCTTCCCACCTTCACAAGCCTTAACTACATGAGACTTTTTGGGGTGAGAGGGAGTCCGCTTGGGCTTGTTACAAGCCATCGCTTTCTTGTCAACTTGCTTAGCCATTAGCTGTAGAACACCGTCATTGCAGTAATATTGGTCAGCAGCGTGATTGTTACGTCACTTGCACAACGAATACCATAGTCTGGGATGTTTATAGAGTGCGAATCGTCGGCAATAAAGTCGATGTCCAAAACCGTGCGGCCACCAGCGCCGTCAGTAATAGTCAGCCGACCCGCACCAACGTTACTAGTTAGCACTTGCACTTGGCGTATACGAGCGGGGCCAACCCCTAAGCTGCCAGTACCACCGGCAGTAACCCGTTTGGTTTGAATATCTGAACTAGACATAGGTCTCTCCTCTAGTTAAGTCTAAAGGTTAACCTGCTGAAACAGATAGAGTACCGCCGTCATTCCAGATAGCGCCCGCAACACCCGGATCAGAAGTAGGGATAACGATTACGTTAGCTGTGCCAGTGGCAGAGACGTTTTCTGTAGTAGTTACAGAGCCTTGGAAGCCGTTAGTCGAGATGACCGGGCCTGTAAAAGTGGTATTAGCCATTTGAGAATCCTCACATGCGAGTTAATTTGGGGCGTATCTGTCTGCATGTCGTCAGCCGGGACTGTCAGATACACCGAATGACCCCGGTATAGTCTTACTATATACCATTTCGGAGTTAATTACACAATACTTAAGCAAAAAAAGACCCGCCTGTGGGAGCGGGTCAAGTCTCAAGGGGAACAAAAAAGAACAATCAAAGCATTAGATGTTCACTGCGAAATTGCAGCACCCCCAACATATCACTTAATTCGGTGTTCGTAAATATTCTTTACCCACCACATGAACATATCTTCACCAAGTGTGTGTTTCATAGTATTTACCCTAGCGGCAAGTAGCTGTACGTTTTCCCGTACGTAAGGGCCTTGGGGATTTATGCGGTCTATCGAAGCGTTAAAGTCTTTCTGCTTCCTATCGCCGTAGGTGCCGTCTCTTTGGTGGGTCATGAGCATACCAGATAGGGCACACTTACCGTCTTGCATTTCCCACATGTCAATAACGTCTTCCGTAGTTATTTCGTACTCGATGTCTTGTTTAAGCCGCTGAGATTTTAGTTGGGTGTTTAATACTCGGAGGTACGACTCAGGGGTGGCAGAGGTCTTTCTTGCCCTTTGCAGGGTAACGCATTGCTGACATACCCCTCGTACTTGCCCTTCTTTAAAGGTCTCAAATTGGGATAGCAGTTTAACTTTGTTGCACGAAGTGCACATTCGGGAGCCTTGCGACTCTTTCTTTACTTTAGGTTCTCTAGGCATTTTTGTTTCCTACCCACAAAAGAAAGGGGGCCGAAGCCCCCAATCTTAACACCATTTGCTTACTAAGCGCCCGGTGAACCGAAGATACCCAGTGGGTCAGATACGCCGAAGCTGTATCGCTCACGAGCCTTATATCGGCTGTTACCTGTGTCAAAGTCTGCGTCCATGCTAGTTTGCATAGGTGAGCGGACAAAGTGCTTCAGGCCGTTAGGTACGTCAGTCATCAAGAACCACGCATTGGTGTCAGTCAGGTAGTTATTTACTGTATAACCACCGGGGATTGAACCATTGTTGCGGAGTGCGTTGATGTCGTTATCCGCTGTAGACACACGAAGCTCAGTATCCAACAGGCGAGTAGCAACGAATTGCAGCGCAGGTGGGATTACAAGCTTAGCAGGCTTAGCAGCGATAAGGAGACCGCGCTCATCAGTCCAACCAGCGATCTGGATAACGGCGGCTTCGAGTGAAGTTTCGTTAAGATCGGCTGCAACAGCAGGACGGTTTGAGTTAGTTCCACCAGAAACTAGTGGGTGGTCAGTCGCACACAAAGTCTTGCCATCACCGTAGGTAGAGCCAGCAGCAAAAGCGTTGTTGAGGATGCTAGCACCCTTAACTTGCTTAGTGTAAGCCATACCACGTGCAAGAGCCTTCGTGTAACGTGAAGAGAGTGAATCGTAGAGGTTATCTTCGATTGCTTCCTCAGTNAGCGAGAAGCCCATAGCGATTGTCTCGTGAGTGTAACGAGCAGTCCACGCTTCTTGCGCGTTGTCATACTCGATTGCAGAACCTTCACCCTTAACAGGCGCGGCACTGAAACCGGACAACTTAGTTTCTTCNTCNAAAGAACGNTCNGAAGANTCAGTCTCGAAGATTTCGGCAGCCTCATCACCATACTTAGCGTATTCGAGACCAAAGAGGGCGTTTAGACCCGGTAGTAGCTCCTTAAGGAGTTGCGCTCTTGAAATAGCCATTTGCTAGTCTCCTTATACGCCAGTAGTTGAATTGTACTGGTGGGTATTGAGCTTAACAATCAACTCAACAAAAGCATCAGCACCAGTTGCGGTATCTGTGACGACATCAATTACTCGCACAGGAATAGTTGCTGTAACAGCATCTGAGCCAGCGAGGACTGATTGTCCAGAATCTCCAGTAGCAGTGTCGCCTGCACCTTGTACTACGGCCATGTTAGCGCCGACAACAGTACGGTCTTCTGCGGTTACTGCACTAGAACCATTTGTTACGGCAACTTTGAAAGCCGCCATAGGATCGTCTACTACGATAGCAAACGCGCTAGTAACGCTAGTGCCGGGGTAGTATTGAGCCGGTGTGAACTGACCCAGAGAATTGACGTATTGAACGCCAACACAAACACCCACCGTAAGACCACTAGTGGTACCGGTGAACTTCTCACATGTGCCCGCCGCTACAGTTTGAACCATGTCACCCGCGAAGATAGCCGTGTTGTATGTACCCGCAATAGGAATAAGGCGAGTAGCACCAGCGTAAGGCATACCGTCGATACGGTTGATTGGCTTAAAGCCGTAGGGAGCGCTGACTGTTGGATAAGCCATTGTATATAACTCCTAAAATTTAATTTCCGCTGCCGAAAGTAACCTTCGTCTTCCTATCGTGAAATAGGGGCATACGAGGATCATTTTCGCGCATCAGGTTATTGTCCACAGAGTGAATTTGCGATTCAGCTTGGTGCTGGTAGTAATCGTTTCGCTCTTGGACAAGCTCTACTGGGGCCTTACATAGCATCAAACCGCCAACGATGACATTATCCTTAAACCGTGTATCTGCCACAGCATCAGTAAATATCTCGGGGTGATCTTCTGCACGTACAGGTTCCCAGCCTTCACGTATCTTCGAGGAAATATTAGTGGCATCAGATTGACCGTTGGTCGAGATGCGAACCCAGTGGTAAGTGTATCCGTCTTCGGGGGTGGGATCAGGCAACACAGTAGGTCGCGTCCACGCCGTTTTACGAACCGTCTTAGTACGGGCTTCAAGGTCTCTATCTAGTCTATTTTGAGCCATTATCCTTTCCTCATTAGTTCAGCAGCCTGTTTGGCGTAAGTTTCCAGTGGCACTCCGAGTTTTTTCGCAATAGCTATTTGTGATTGAGTTAACCTAATTTTCTTAGGTCCAGTGCTCCGCGTAGCGGGGGCAACCACATTGCTAGATTTTCTCTGAGTACTAGCTGGTTCATCTTCAATCCCATCATCAAACTGATCGGGAAATACTTGTCGCATACGAGAGTTAATTTTCTCGTAGTAAGTATCTGATTGGGGGTCTACCCCGTCTTTCGTTAACTTGTTATGCAACCCTAATGCAAAGGCAGTCATCTCGTCGTCTGAGCCGAACCATGGGTTATCATCGCGCCATGAATCTGCTTTTTCGTCTCGCTGCACTTGAGGTTGGGGTGCATCTACCTGCGTTTGTACAGGAGTAGTTGTTGATTGTAAAGAAGTTTCCCCCTTTGTTACAAGCTTTGGTTTTAGGCCATTTACCTTCTCCATACGGATTTGTGCCGTATTTAACGCAGTTTGTGCTTCGACTATAGCGTCAGGCTCGCCAGACTCGTACGCTTGGCGGTACTTAGCTTTAGCCATACTAAGCTCGCCTTCTACTTGTTTTTTAGCAGACTGGATTAGACTGTTGTGGCTTTGGTCTACTGAACCTTTTAGCTTATTGTTCTCAGCTATAAGGTTTTTGGCGTACTCTTCTAGGGCTTCTCGCTGGCGTTGGGCCTCTTCTTTAGCTCTACGCTCGTCGTGATAACCCTTACTAAAGTGCTTAATACGGTTCTTAACTTTTTCGGAGTAGTTCTCTAGCTCCTCGTTAGTAACCTCTTCTGGCGGTGGAGACGCCTTTCGCCCACGATCAGCTTCTGGGGTATCGTCTTCTACCTCAATCTCTACTTCCCCCGCCTGTATAGTATCTTTGGCGGACTTCATATTTTCCCGACCAACGGCACCCTCTACTTCTAAAGGCGCGTCTTCTTCGGCAATATCCACTTCTACTTCTTGGGTATTATCTTCTTTATCGGGGTCTGGAAATTCAAACTCTACTTGTTGTCTAGGCATGGTCTATTCCTTATGCGCGCGAGACTGCTCGCGGATCATCGACGACGGCTTCAATCGAGTCGTCATTCATTAAACGATATTCCTGCTTCCCAACTTTGAAGCGCGTGCCAGTATTGGCGCGGAACATCACGTAATCACCTACTTCGCACCAAGGCCCAGTAGGAAATCTTTCTTTGTCACTATAGGCTTCTGCACCCATATCTAACACACAGCCAACAGTAGACAGGATGTACTCTTCCCGCCGAGTCTGGTCGGCCTTAATAAGACCACTATCCCCAAAGGTTTCCTCCACGTTAGGAAGGGCAATAAGCACTCTGTACCCCACCGGTTTCGGAATCGAGGCTTCTAGCTCCTCTTGGGTTTTGATGTCTTCGGCTATTTTCTTTTGCCTTTTCTCTTCCAATGCAGTCATTGCTGGGGATACTGAAGCTTCCGCTCCCACCCCGCTAACCGTTATAGTTTCAGTCATCTTCATCTTCCATATAGTTACGCGAAAGGTCACTTACTTCTCTTAATGCGGCGTTTAGACCCCGAATCACGCCACATACCTCCCGATATTCAGCAAAGTCTTTAGCTCCGCCGCTTTTCAGGAAATCTTCGCTAGAGCCTTGAAGCTCCGTTAATTTTTTGTTCAGCACGTCAAAGACGGTAGTAGACAATGGATCACCTCCTTACTGGGGCATCTGCCCCTCTCTATTGGCTTTCGCCATGTCCAAAATAGCTTTAGCTTCGTCCAAATCATTCTTGGCTTGGGCTTGTTCGTTTTGGGTGGCTATGCGAGTTGCCTCGATAGCAGCGGTACGCTCCGCTTTTTGTGCGTCCAACTGGAGTTTAGCAACGTCAACCGCAGCGTCTGCCTGATCCTTAGCTGCCTTGCGTTGTTGCTCTTGTTGCTTCAACTGTAGCTCAGCTTGCTGCATCTGGATAATTGGGTCTTGGGCTTGTTGCTGAGCCTGCTGTTGGGCCGCTTGCTGTTGTTTCTGCTGCGTGAGCTGCATACCTGCTTGAGCCATAGTTTGAGCGAGCAAGACTTCTGCCTCTGGGGCAAGCTCTTCGTTCGGTGCAGGTAGCGCTACGCCTAGCTTTTGCTCCATCTGCTGTCTATATAAGAACGCAGTGTGCTCTGCTAAATGAGCTTGTAATGACGCCATGATCTGCTGCGCAGCCGGGTTTTGCCCAATAAGCGCAGCTACCTGTGGGTCTTGCATAAACGACTGGTGAGTAGCGATGTGTGCCTGATGGTCTTGAGTTAAAAACGCCTTTATCGGTTTACCAACTAGGGCGTTCATGTTCTCACTAACAGGATCTATCGGCTTTATGTCGTCCTCAGTAGGTACGAGCTTGTCGGCGTTCTTGATACCCAAGACCTCGATCATCTGGCGATGAAGCTGTGGTAGGTCATAGATTTGTGGGGCGGCCTGCGCCATCTGCATAACAGTCTGATACTGCACAACTCTTTGTGCCATCGTGCTGCTATTAGGATCGCTGACGGGGATCACTTCCACCATAGCGTAGTCGGCTTGTCTAGCACGAGGTTCGCCACGGTCAGGCACGTACAGATACTCTTCGGGCGCGTACTCGGCAATAATCTTACGAAGAAGTTTAAACTCCTGCTTCATCGCGTAATGGACACGGGATTGCACCGCAGCCATTGGTTTTAGAGTACGCTCCAGTAGAGCGAGTGTAGTTCCAACAGGAGCATTAGCACTCATGTCGGATATGTTCATGTCTGAGATAGCGCCCAAACGTCGGCCTTCTTCTGTGATCTGCTGCAATAACGCCAGCAACGTCTGAGAAGGTTCTTTGTAAGGCAGCGGCATGATGTTATCGCGGATGCTGCCAGAAGGCACATCTACATCACGGAATTCACCCGGACCAATTGGTGTGTCGTCGCCCTTAACTCGTAGTCCCCTAGACTTGAGACCACCGGGGAGATTGGATAGGGTTCCAGCGTCCACGAGTTGACGGATAATACTAGTGCCAGCTTTAGCATAACCACCAATAATATGAATGAGGCCGAGTCCATAAAATCCAAATCCGGGGACGTACGCATAGTGTACGAAATGTTGACGTTTTAGCATCAGAGGGTCGTCAATATTCCAGTTACGTCGTATAGCTAGAATCTTACCCGTACCCTTCTCAAGCGTTACCACATAAGGCTTTGCGATCTGTAGGTCGTCGTCTTCACCCTCAGTATCTACACCGTCAATAATCAGGTCAGCATGGACCTCAAGTATGGTGTAACGATCATCTGAAGTTAACGATACGCCAGATTGCTCTGCTTTCGCCTCTTCTATATCCGTAAAGAAAGATACTGGATCACCTAATTCTACTTCGCGGTAGAATCCAGCAGCCTGAAGTTTCACAACTTCGTTCTTTGTCTTGCGCATGACGTGCGTAACACGCTCCGCTGACTCAATATTAGAGGCACCGTAGGGTACGATTACATCTTCGGCAGGGATATACAGGGCAGTTTGGCGTCCCATGTTGGGGTCATAGTACACCTTCTTAAAGGCGGAACCTGCCAAACCAAGGCTATACAGCAGCCTCTCATGCTCGGGGCGGTATTCTACCATAACTTCTGTAAGTTCGTAATTCATATCCGTTTTTACACGGAGGGCTGCGTCTTCTTTGTCTTGAGTGGGTTCACCAAGAATCTTTGTCTTAACAGGACCGGCAGCAGGGAACGTCTCGCTCATGGCCTCAGCTTGGAATCGAATAGCCGCTTCCGCCAAAATGTTGCTGTATACGCCACAAGAGTTTTCCCAAGGCTCCGTACGCTCTTCGTACTTCATACCGAGAACATCAAGACCCGCAACGTAGCTGTCTGCCCAATCACGGCGAGCTGAAGTATCTGCGTCAATGGCTTCTTCTAAGTCCCCAGCTATTTCGGTTAGCTGCCCGTCGTCTAGGTATTCAGCGAGGTTTGCATCAAACGGGGCCATGTCGGCATCTTCGTTTTCTTCTCCGAAGCTAATCTCAACGCTGCCGTCTTCAAGCTCTACCATGACGGGCATATCCTCGTCAGTAGCAATAGCCATCTCGATTACGGCATCTGGTTCGCCCATTTCACCCATCAACTCTTCATCTATGCCTTCGGGCATGCCGTACAAACCTTTTTCAATAGCCATCGTCTTATCCTTTAGTAATATCCACCGCGATGCCTGTACATAGGCTCGCCTTCGGCTTCGTCAGTTGGTAGGGATATAAATCCACCTTGCCTAAACCGCATCAGCGCCATTATAGTAGTATCCACCAAGTCATCATTAGACATGAACGGAAAGCCTGCAACTTCCTCGACCACTTCTTCTGCCCAACGTGTTTGTGGAACCCACACAAGTCCTGAACGTACTATATCAGAAACAGAGTTAAGTCTAGCAGTTTTATCGCCTGTACCTCTATGCGGGGTGTACTCTTGCACTATTAGTCCTGACCTACGCATTTCCTGATACAACGGCGTACCGCTACTCTTCTTCTCCACAATAAACGCATCTGGCTCCCATTCTAAGTACTCACGGGTTGCCATCTCTTTAAGCTCGTGGAACTCTAACCGTTCCTTAATAGCATTGAGCAGGATGATGCAGTAACAATTCTCTTCTTCGTGAAAGAACACACCCCACGTAGTCAGTGCCGTGAAGTCAGCTCGGTTGTGCTTTTCTGCTGCGGCGTCAAGCGCCATGATTATATACTCACAGCTAGGTGGGTCTTCGTGCGGCCATTCCTTCCACCACTCCCTCTTAACAAGGGCTGCCTCTTCCGCAGTCGGCTTCTGCTGGTACTGCGAGTTCCACTGGAACAACGGCATTGACGCTTTCGTACGGTGTAGGGCTTCAAGGTCAAAGAACTCAGGCCACAGCGGCTTTTCTTTTATATCCCCGTCGGGTTGCTCAAACTCCAGTATCGCCGGAAACTCTACTACCTCATACTTATCGGCCAGCTCGTTCTGAGCCATATCCCTAGTCACGCGACCAGTCAGGTCGTCCAAGTGCCACCTAGTCTGGATGATAGCTACCCGCCCATGAGGCATAAGACGTGTTCGTGCACCGTAGGTAAACCATTCGTACGCTTTATCAAAGACATCGAAGTTGCCGTTAATCACGTCTTGCTCTGAATGTGGATCGTCAATAAGGAGCAAGTGAGCGCCGCGACCAGCAAGCGCTGAACCAATACCACACGCGTAATACTCCCCACCTCTGTTTGTATTCCAACGACCCGCCGACTTAGAGTCGCTAGCAAGCTGTACATTCGGGAATATCTTCTGGTACTCAGGCGTTGATATTAAGTTACGCACCTTTCTACCAAAGTCCACAGCGAGGTCCGTGGTATGCGACACCATCATGACCTTCTTATCTGGGTTACGCCCTAAGTACCAAGCCGGAAAGTATATAGAGACGAGTTGTGATTTGCCGTGACGTGGGGGGATGTTTACACAAACCCGGTCTTTTCCATCTACGGCCACTGCTCGCCCGTTCTCTCCGTCTGTGGTTTTACCTTTTTCAATCTCCATAAGGAGGCTGGCTAGTATTCTGTGGTGTTTACCTACTTTATAGTCTTCCTGCATTAAGCAACAAAACTCTATCAAGTCTGCGTGCGCATTCTCTATGGCCTGCCGCTCTTCCAACGCTTCCAGCAAGCTGTTTATCTCAACCTGTTCTTCTAGCGTGTAGTCGTCTAGGTTGTCGATCATGGTCTGGACTTCTTCTGGGCTAAACCCTTCAAAGTCTTCGGCTGCGCCGACGTTGCCCACCATTTACTCGTCGGCCTCTACAATCTCAGCATCTTCAATGTCTTCAGTATCGACAACCTCATAGACACCCTCTACGTTCTTCTTAAGGTTTTTGAGCTTCTCAAGCTTAGTTCGCAATTTTTCTTGGAGTTCTGTGGTGTTTTGGTGGGTAATAGTAACTTCTTTACGCTCTGCAAAGAGACCAACGTCTGAAATCTTGCCCAGTAGTTCCAAAGCCCGCATTCGTATGCGCGGATCAGCGTTTTCTGTTTCCAGTACCAGCTTGTTTGTTACGAGGTTACGTATCTCGGCAGCGTTTGTGGCTACTAAGTGACTAAATTCTTTGAGTATTAGCTGTGTCTGTACTATGGAGGCAGGAGTAAGAGTAGTTAGCTTAGTGTTACTTACTTTTTTAGAGGTTTTATCGGGGTCCTCTGCGTAAGTCGTCGCCAGTATGCTAGCCACGGTGTTGTCTGCCTCGTCGGGGGTAACGTCCAGACCTTGTTCTTCGAGTAATTTTACGGTATTGCAGGCCGCCTCAGCCCTCTCTCGTAGGTCTAAGTAGGAAATGCCGGGCGGTATATCAACCCCAAAGTCGGGAATGATAGCTGTCGTCATCGGGATGTCTCGCAAGCGGTTAAGCTGATGGGCGGAGTATAGGATACAAAAAATTTATTTGCAACAAGGGCTTGGGACTCCTATGGGGGGGCCTTTCCTATATAGAGGGGGGTGGGGTGCGAAGTAGCCGCATGGTAGAAAGAAGGGGGTGGGGGTCGAAAAAGTATACTTAAGGGTTCCCGGGCGAGTGTTAGTTACCAAAACATGTTTTTAAACGCAATCATTCATGTGAAATAGTATTACTACGCGTGCATGGTACCAGCGTGCTGCAAGTGGGGGTGCCCCTAGGGGTGGGTCGGCAG